AAATCTAGTAAAAATATTACTGACGCTGACATGTCAAAAGTGTTTAGTGAAGGTAATTTTAAGAAAGATCCTGCTGCTGTAGCAATAGCTGATAAAATTGTTCGACGCAATACGTACACTATGTACTTAAATGGAGAACGTTCTGGAACTATTACTTTCCTCTGTGATCGTATCGCTTTGATGCCCAGGCATTTCCTCACCTATATGTATTGTGCTTATCAAGATGACAAATCATATGGAGATGAAATTGTAATTTTGAAGAAAAGCTTAAGTACTATTGAAATCAAAGTAAAAGTACGAGACTTTTTCAACTTTCATTCTACGAATAGTTTGGAGACCCATGATGCGGTTCTAGTAATGTTGAATCCAGCTCCTCATCATGCTTCAATCTTGAAGTATTTTGCAACTCTTCAAGAATTCTGGACTTACAAACAAGTGTGTGTTCGATTGGTTACTCCTGGCCCTGATAATGTGACAACACAGTTATCGGTAGCAGTACGAATTGAAGATCATGAAGTTAACGGAGATGCAGGTGACAATGATACGATTCCTAATTACATTATATCAAATGCTTATGAATATGATGCTGAAACAAAGACAGGTTATTGTGGCTCACTTCTTTTCTTGCAAGAACCTACGGTTCCTTCTCATAAGATCTTAGGTATACATGTAGCTGGTTCTTCTGTTACTGCGTATGGCATATCTTGTGCTCTTACCCAAGAAATGCTGTCAGAATGTTTGAAGAAGTTTGAATTTATCTATCATGAGTTTGAAACTTCTGTTCCTCAATTTAGTGGTGAGTTTCATAAAGGGAAGTTTACTCCTCTGTATGAAATTGAAAAACCTGTTTTTTCGCCAACCGTTACTAAAATTGAAAAATCCATTCTTCACGGTTCATGGACTCCTGCTCTTAAAGCTCCTGCTATTCTTGTCCCACATTATCATGAAGGTCAATATATTAATCCACTTGAAGCTGCTTTAGACAACTATAGCAAGCCACCTATTGTCATTGATAATGATCTGTTTGAACTTCTAGCCTATCAACTCCTTGATGACTTGAAATCTCAATCTCCAATTAGATTTCGATCTCGGATTTTTACAATAGAAGAAGCAATATTAGGAATTCCAGGTACTAGTTTTGGAGCAATTTCACGTACTACTTCTCCTGGATATCCTTACATAGTGGATCCTCGTAGGAAAAGTACTGGGAAAAAAGACTGGTTAGGTTCTGATCAAGACTATGATTTATCTTCTGATCTTATGCAAGAAATAATTCAAGATGTCAAAGAATATGAAGAAAAAGCGAAGCTAGGCATTCGCGTTCCTATTCTTTATGTCGATTGTCTCAAAGATGAACTCAGGAAATTCAACAAGATTCATGTTCCCCGATATTTCCAAGTTAGTCCATTTCATTATCTGATATTGTGGAGAATGTATTTCGGTGCTTCTACAATTTGGTTATATGATAATAAAGTTGCTAATGGTTTTGTAGTTGGTGTTAATCCTTATTGTAATGATTGGGACAACTTAGCAAAAAGACTGTTGCAATTTGGAAGTTCAGATTTTGCGAATATTGGAGCTGGAGATTACTCGGCTTTTGACGCAAGCGAAAAGTCGGTAATTCATCAGCATATCCTTAATATTTTCAACGATTTGTATGAAGATGGTCCCGAAAATCAGACGGTGCGAACCGTTCTTTTTCTCGAGTTGATCAATTCTCGTCATATTGTTGGCAATTTAGTATATGAATGGATCGATAGTTTACCAAGTGGTCATCCTTTTACAACTATTATTAATAATTTCTATAATGCTCTTGCTTTTAGATATTGTTGGTATAGAGTGAA